CAAAGCTAGAGAAAGATACGTATTTGGCGTATCTGACCCTAGAGGTATCTTCTCATCTCCAGGTGCTTAATCAGTAAGCAACTAAATATTTAATGGGGCCGGACACAATTCGGCCCCATTTTTTTTGCAACTTATGGAAACTATGGAAAAACCTTACAAAATCAAAATCAGAGCATATGGATACTGGACAGAATTTGATGTCAAAGCTATTAATGATGGCAAAGCATTAGAAGATGCGATAGTTGACAAACTAGGAAAAAATGATATAGTTTGGGACAAATCAGACTTTTATAGTCTGGCTAAAACATGGTTAACATACGAGGAGATTGTAAATGATTCAAGACCTTTACAAACAAAAAACGTCCTTGGAGTTGAACTGGCAACAAGAGCATAGTTTACATGGTAAATATACTCTTGATATGGTCAGAATTGATGGCAAAATAAAAGAAGTCATCAATGAAATTAAGCTAGAAGAAGCTAGGATTGCTAATAAAGAAAATGCAATTGCTGATTCGGCTCCACAAGTTTCAGTAGCTACTTAATAACAAGCTACATCGTTGGAATAAATCCACTCCACATTACAGGCTCTCTTGCACTCTACTCAAAATAAGAGTATAAGTTTTTCACTATACAATTAAATAGAATACTGACGCGTATAGTCGACGGCCTAGAGACAGTATTCGTAAACTAGGAGGATATGATTATGGCAATAACACGTTTTAGAGGACCAGTTCTGCAAGGTAAATTTAACGAAGCAGGTTTAACTGGGTTTAATCTAGAGAACAAACAAGCTAACTACACAGTAGCAAATGCAGATACTGGTAAAACTTTTACATCATCAACTGATGGTGTTGTATTTACTTTACCTGCAATCACTATCGGAAGAGTATTTACTTTTGTAAATACTGCGCAAGATGGAGCTAATACTTTAACGATTAGTCCAAATGCGAATGATGGTATTTTGTATGCTGGATCTTTAACAGACGACAAAGATCTTATTAATACAAAAACAACATCAAAAGTTGGTGACTTTGTAGTATGTGCATCTTTGAACTCAACAGCGCATTGGACAGTTGTTGATGTACAAGGTGTATTTGCTAAAGAAGCATAATAAGTAATTAGTGTGGGCTTCGGCCCACACGAAATTTTAAGGAGAATAAAAATATGTCAAGTTCATTAACAACAGTTAAACAAACTATACCTTTAACTGCAGATGGTTTAGCGCAGAAGTATGTTAATACATCTGCAACTACTATTACTAAAGCTAGAATCATGAGTGTTTATGGTCAAGCAACAGCAGCGGATGCTGAAATAAAAATTTACGATGAAGCAGATAGTTCTAAGACAGCTTCTAAATTAGTATTTCACGGTAAATTCTCAACTGCTGAGAACCATGTGCATAATTTTGATATCGCAGGTCAAGGTATCAAATGTGATGCAGGTATGTATGTTGATTTAACTAATTGTGATTTTTGTACGATCATAGGCGCGTTTACATAATAGAGGTAGCCAATGGCAAATACTACTTCGGGTGCTTATACTTTTGATAAAACCTTTGCGATAGATGATATCATAGAGGATGCGTACGAGCGTATTGGTTTACAAGGTGTATCCGGTTATCAATTAAAAACTGCAAAAAGATCTCTTAATCTATTATTTTCAGAATGGGGTAATAGAGAAATACATTATTGGGAAGTTGCTAATCAAAACGTACCTTTAGTAAACGGCGTAAACACATATACATTTTTTAGAACTACAGCGGATGGAACGCAGACAAGCAGAGTAAGCACTACGTTATCGGCTAACATAGCTTCTACATCAGCAACAACGGGTATAACATTAACATCGATTTCTAACCTTCCTACAAACGGTTTATTGTTAGTAGGCACAGAACAAATAGCTTACACAGGTTTTTCATCTACAGAATTAACAGGCGTTGTTAGAGGAGCAAACGGAACAACGGCTGCTACTCACACAAGCGGGGATGCGGTAAATCAATTTGTAAGTGGTATGGATGATATTTTAGAAGCTAATTATAGAAATGCTTCTAACGTAGATTCTCCATTAACAAAAGTAAGTAGATCTCAATACCAAGCTTATTCTAACAAAACAGATACAGGTACACCTACAGCATATTTTGTAGAAAGATTTATTGATAGAGTTACAATGACTATTTATTTAACACCAGGCGCTTCTGAAGCCGGTAATCATATTAATTTTTATTATCAAAAAAGAATACAAGACGTTGGAGATGCATATACAAACGCAGCTGATGTACCTTATAGATTTGCACCTTGTATGACTGCAGGTTTAGCATTTTATTTATCTCAAAAATATGCACCACAAAGATCTCAAGAATTAAAACTTTATTATGAAGATGAATTGAAAAGAGCATTAGCAGAAGACGGCTCTGCGTCTAGCACATTTATCGCACCTAAAACATACTACCCAGGAACTTAACATGGCTGCTTACGCACAAGGTAAATACGCATTAGCCATATCAGATCGATCAGGACAAGTATTTCCATATCGAGAAATGGTTAGAGAATGGAATGGCGCATGGGTGCATACATCTGAATATGAACCAAAACAACCGCAATTAGAACCGAAACCAGTTAGTGCTGATCCTCAAGGATTATTAAGATCAAGACCAGCAAGAGTAGCTTTACCAACACCAGCTGTTTTAAATCTTAACCCTATTGCAACAAACGGAACTACAACAGTAACTATTACTCAAGACAGACATAAAAGAAAAACAGGAGATTTTGTAAGACTATATGATGTAAAAGAACCTGTTGGAGGTTTAAGTATTGCAGAATTAGAATTATCTACAACATTAAAAACAGCAATAAATGCAACTGATACAACAATTGTATTAAATGACTCTACTAAATTTCCTAGTTCAGGATACATTTGCATTATATCATCTGATCCAACAACAAACTTAGATACAACAGAAACAATAAAATATACTGCAAATAACACAGGCACAGGAACCCTGACTGGTGTGACTAGAGGATCTTCTTCTCCGTCTTATGGAGCAATCCCTGTAGCTACAACAGCGGCAGCTCATGCCGTAGGAGATAAAGTTTTTGGGTCAAGAGAAATAACTATTGTAGAAGAAAGCTTTATAAATGATGCTAATTCTACAGAAACATTTAGTAATAAATTCACTTTTGTGGTAAATTCTACACCATCTACACAAACTGGGGGTGGATACTTTGTATTTGGAGGACCAGTAAACGATAGAGCTTAATTATGTCAGGAATAAGTTATAGCACATTAGTAACACAGATTAGAAACTACACAGAAGTAGATGCTAATGTTTTGACTACAGATATTTTAGAAAACATTATCTTAAATGCACAACAAAGAATATTTTTAGATGTGCCTATGGACTCAGATAGATTTGTACAAGAGGGTACTATGTCTGCAGGAAACAATTCTATTAATGCACCAGCAGGAGCGTTATTTGTTAGAGGTATAGAAGTATTTAATTCTACAAGTGCTACGACAGGCCCTGGTCAATGGTTAGAAAAGAAAGATCAAACTTATATATCTGAATATGTAAGCAGAAGCACAGGACCACAAGGTGGAGTAGATGGGAAGACTGTAACAGGACTACCTAAATATTATGCTATGTTTGGTGGTGCTACAGGTTTAAGTGATACTACATCTGGAGCCATGTATTTTGCTCCTACACCAGATCAAGCTTACAAATTTAGAATATATTACAATAAAATGCCTGCTACTTTAGAGTCTAGTAATCAGACTAATTACATCAGTTTAAACTTCCCTCAAGGTCTTTTATATGCGTGTTTGGCAGAGACTTATGGCTTTTTAAAAGGCCCAACGGATATGTTGACATTATATGAGCAAAAGTATAAACAAGAGATACAAAAGTTTGCGGGAGCACAATTAGGTAGACGTAGACGAGACGACTATACGGATGGAACAGTAAGAATCCCAGTCAAGTCACCGTCACCGTAAGGGGATAAAATATTATGGCAATAACATCAGCAATATGTAATAGTTTTAAACAAGAAATTTTAGTAGGCACGCACAACTTTACTGCGTCTTCTGGAAACTCATTTAAGATAGCTTTATTTACAAGCTCAGCAACTTTAAGTAAATCAACAACTGCTTACACAGCACCTTCAGATGGCACAGCATCTCCAACTAACACTCACGAAGTTAGTTCAACTTCAACTGGATATACAACAGGTGGAAATGCTTTAACAAGTACGACACCAGTTTTATCAGGCGATACGGCGTGTTGTAAGTTTGCAGACACAAGTATCAGCTCAGCTTCTTTTACAGCAAGAGGATGTTTAATATATAATTCTTCTCAGTCTAACAAAGCGGTTTGTGCTGTTAACTTTGGTGCTGACAAAACTGTAACTAGCGGAACTTTTACAATTCAATTCCCAGCTCAGACAGCAGGCAACGCAATCGTTCAGATAGCTTAGGAGGGTTACCATGCCCGATGTATCTTCAGGATGGGGTCGACTTACCTGGGGTCAAGCAGGTTGGAACGAAGCTACCGTTTTAGCTCAAGGTTGGGGTGCTAAATCTTGGAACGATGGTGCTTGGGGCGAACTTAACGACGAAACCGTTACACTTACAGGTTTATCTTCAACAACATCTATTGGTGCATTAGAAATAGAATTACGACCTGGTTGGGGTACATTATCTTGGGGTATTAATGGTTGGGGTTCTGTAGAAGAAGCTAACGAAACATTACCAGGATTTGC